ACCTTCGGCTACCTGCGCCACACCGACACCCGCGCCAACAAGGTCTACATCACCGTCGAGTGCCTCTACGGCTTCAAGGTCGCCCGCGCCGATGGCATCCGCCGGATCGTCAGCGCCTGATCCAATCTGGAATTGGTTGGCAGGGCCGTCGTGGACACTGAAAGCCGCGGCGGCCCTTTTCCGTCATGAGCCTGCAATCCGAACTCATCGCCGACTTCCGCTCCATGCTCGCCGAGTGCGGGGTGGAGGTGGAAATCAACGGCGCGAAGGTGGCGGCGCTGGTGTCCGAACCGCAGCTCGGCGCCCAGATCGACCTCGGCGGTCTCGTGCCGGAAGCGGACATGTCGGTTCGCGTTCTCAAGATCGACCTCACCGCCAGTCCTGTGCAGGGCCAGCTCGTCACCGTGGACGGCAGCGCCTACCGCATCACCACGATCCGCCGTCGTCCGTCCTCTCCGTTCACCACCCTCGACCTCGCCTCTCCCCATGAGTGACCCGATCCAGTTCACCACCCGGCTGAAGGGAGGCCGCGACGTGGCGCGACTCCTGAACCGCTACCCGGAAAAGGTCGGGCGCACCCTGGAATCGCTCGTGAAGCAGGAGGCCCGGGGTCTCGCCGTGGAGCTGGCCCGGAACACGCGACCGTTCGGGTTCTCGCAGAAGGCGAAGAAGCTCGGCGAGAAGGCGGTGGCCGGCGACATCCTCAAGGTCTTCGCCACGCCCGACCAGGCATACGAGACCGCCCAGGCTGCGGATTCGACCCATGCCGACCGGTTCTGGGCGCACATCCAGAACCGGCGATTCGCACGGGCGCGGCAGGCACTCGCCGAATCCCCCTCGAAGTGGAAGCACCTACCGGTCGGCCGGCTCGACCCAAAGCACCACCAGGAGAGCCGGACCGGTCCCTACGCGAATGTCACCCGCCGCGAACCGGCGCAGATTGTGACCAGCCGGAAGGCCCTCGACACCTACATCGCTCGCATCCAGCGGCGGGTAGGCTTCGCCAAAGGGGTCTGGATCAAGGCGGCCAAGGCGATCGGAGGCCGGGTCCGTGGTGCCGCTCAGTGGGCGACACGTCACCGGAAGGCACCAGGGAGCGCCACGGTGAAGACCGGCACCAAGCCATCGGTCACGCTAATCAGCAGGCTCGACTACATGGACGACGTGCTGAGCGAGACCGGGGTGAGGCTGGCGATGGAAGTGGCCGCTGGACGGCTCCGAAGGGCATTGGTAACGTCGCTGCGCAAGGTCAACGGGCGGATGCAGCGGCGTTTGAAGAAGGCCGCCTAAGCGCCGAAACCAGCATACATTTCAACAATCATGGCCAGTGTGACAGCAAGAGTGGAGGTGAGCGTCAGGCTTGAGATTCCCGACGATTTGGCTGCAAAGATCACCAAATCGGACATCGTCGAGATGTTTGGCACGGCGGTTGGGCACAACGCCAGCGGCCTCGGGGTGCAGGTGGTCGCAGACGGCAAAGCCCAGTGGCACGGGACCGTGTTCGAGAAATCCGACCCTGTCATGGCTCCCGCATTCGTCGATGGTTGGATCGACGACGCTGAAATCGAAATCGAGGACGATGGTTTCGATGCCCTTGAGAAGGAGCTGGAGAACGGCTGACCTGGTTGACTCCAGCGCCCCGGTCAGATGCCCAACCTGATCGAAGACGCCCTTGCCTCGAAGCTGGCCACCTGGCTCGCGGACAATCGCCCAGAGGAGATCCCGACCTCCGTTCCGATCCACGTCGCCAACAGGGACGAACTGCGGACTCGCCCGTGCATCGTGCTGGCCACCTCCGACACGAAACCGGTCTCGGGGGCACGGCACACCGCCCGGATCAAACTCGATGTCCACCTGTTCACCCAGGTCGATGACACTCCCGCCGAGACGAGCGCCGTATGAACCTGCGAGCTGGTGAGGTTGTTGGCCGGGGTGCCGGCCATCCAGGCGGACTTGAACGACGACACGTTCTGCTTGCACGATCTCCTGCTCCGCGACTCGTCCACCGTTCCGGATGAATCCCGGGGACGCGAAACGGTGGTCAGCTACGAGGCGGTCGTTTCCGCGGTGTGACGGTTGACATCCCGGCAGCGGTCAAATGGCCGCATCGCTTCTGGGCACGACCGGCAACTGGGGGATTCCCCAGGACGAATCCGGCATCCTGATCACCGACCTGTCGTTCGACTTCTCCAACCAGGAGAAGCCGGTCCTCGACAAGGGCGGCGAAATCATCGGCCTCGCGCTCTACCAGGAGATGGCTGAGGTGAAGCTCTCGGGCCTCGTGTCGAAGGACACCCCGTTCGCCGGAAAAGTCGGTGCCGCTCTCACGCTCGCCAACACCGTGCCCGGCCACCTGAACGGCAGCGGCGGCACCACCATCGTCAACCAGATCTCCCGGAGCCTGAACAACGAGGACTTCGAGAAGATCGACATCACCGCCAAATACTACCCGTTCGTCGCAGCGGGAGGCGGGTCTTGATCACCCCAACCTGAGATCCCGAGGTGAACGCAGTATCCCACCTTTCCTCCACCGCCACCAGCAATACCTGCCTCGCGGCTGCCCTCGCGGCGGTGGGCATTCCTCTGGCCGAAAAGCCGTTCGTCCGTGTCGTCGGCGACGGCATCCGTGGCGAGCGGGTCGTCTGGTTCTTCGTCCCGCAAAGCCCGGACGGGAAGTTCCAGACCAAGGAGTTGATCACCGCCTGGAACGACGACGCCTGGCACCTCGCCAATCCGGAGCATCCGTTCGCCTACATTAAGTGCGCCCTGAAGAACCGGGAGCGCCTCGTCGACAAGGTGAAGCAGGACGTGCCGCTGGCGTGCGTGAAACGCCGTGGCAAGATCGCCCTCCTGCCGCTCGACGCCTCTCCCCGCACCGAGGATCTGTTCCTCCGCAACCTCTGAAGCCATGGAAGATCCCGACCGCCAGAAGCTCCTGTCCGCCGCCTTCCACGACGTGGAAACGATCATCGGCGGCCACTCGATGCGCCCGCTCTCGCTGGCCAGCTACGATGTGCTGCTCCGCACCGGCAACCCGCTGGTGAAGGGCGAGATGCCCGAGGAGGGCACCCCGGAGTTCACCGCCGCGCTGATGGGGTTTGTCTACGCTCACTGTGCCGCTTGGCCCGACGTGGTGCGGGCGTCTTTCGATGACCAACGCTTCCGCGAGGAGACGCTCATCTTCTGCGGCGACCTCACCCCGGTCGACTTCCAGACCGCCTTCAAGCGTCTGGAGGAACAGTCGAAGCAACTGGAGGCCGCGCAGGTGGAACCCGCATCGGAGCTGGGCGGAAAAAAGCCATCCCCTGCGACGAGCCCGGCTTCGTAGCCGCGCAGGTGTTCGCCATCGCCGCCGAAACCGGCTGGCCCGAGGATCGGGTCCTGTTCATGCCGCTGGCGCGGCTCGTCCAATACCAGCACTGCCTACTGCGGAGGAACTCGATCCGTACCCGGTGGAGCACGGAGAATCCTGACAGCACCAACCTCCGGGAACAGATCCTCGCCCTGCGCCTTCAGTGGCGTGGTGCGGTTGACGCTGAAGACGAGACGTGAGCTCGATGACCGTCACCCTCGGAGCCGACATCACCGCGCTACGGCGGGCGATGGCCGGTGCAACCGACCTCGTGGCATCGTCCGCCCGCCGGATGCGGCGATTGACCAGCGCCGGTCTCGCGGGCCTCGGCAAGGGTGGTGCCCTTGCCCTGCAGAAGGGATTCGCGCTGACCGGCACGGCGCTCAAGGCTGGCATCGGAACTGCCCTGGCAGGTGGCGCGGCTGCGGTCGGGGCCGGGGTGAAGGCGGTCAATGCCGCCGCCGATTTCGAACAGACCCAGGTGGCGTTCACCACGCTCATCGGTGATGCACAGAAGGCCGAAGAGACGCTTCTCAAGCTCCGCAAACTCGGAGCGCAGACGCCGTTCGAGTTTCCGGAACTGGCTGACGCAGGGCGCAAGCTCATCGCGTTCGGTGAAGGTGCCGACACCGTGCCCGAGACCCTGCGGCGCATCGGCGACGTGTCTGCGGGCATCCAGGCACCGGTCAACGAGATCGCGGAACTCTATGGCAAGGCGCGGGTCCAGGGGCGGCTTTTCGCCGAGGACATCAACCAGCTCACCGGGCGGGGCATTCCGATCATCCGGGAGCTGGCGAAGCAGTTCGGCGTCTCGGACTCGCAGGTGAAGAAGCTGGTCGAGTCCGGCCAGGTCGGCTTTCCGGCCATCGAGCAGGCGTTCATCTCCCTCACT